ATGAAGAATTAACTGAACGCTTCGCGCGTGCGCGCGAGATGGGAGCTGATTGGATAGCGGATTCTATATTGGAAATGGTAGATGAGACACCTGTACAAACTGGAGGAGATAATCCAAGGATTGATCCTGCTCATGTTCAGTGGACTAAGAACAGAGCCGAGATAAGACTGAAGCTATTGGCTAAATGGTTCCCACAGAAATGGAGCGACAAGACAAACGTGGATCATTCTGGTGGTGTATCAGTGACAGTGACCACGGGAGTCCCACAGTGAGAGATTTACAACTTGAACAAGACATTGCAGAGCACTTTGTGGATAAGTGGTTGAGGTATGAGATTACGGATGTTGAGCTGGAAGCATGGCTTGATCGATTTCCACTGTCAACATATGAAGAGGATTTCAATTGATACCAAATATTGCTCTGAATTATGTCCCACGTAATTGGCAGCGTGAGTGCCACATAAAGAAGAAAAGGTTTAGCGTTTATGCCTTGCATAGGCGATCTGGAAAGACCGAATTAGCAATAATGGAGTTAATAGATAAGGCGATGAAGACAGAGAAGGAGTTGGGCATGTTTGTATATATTGCTCCGTTCTTGAGACAGGCTAAAGCGATTGCCTGGGCCAGATTGAAAGAGAAGATCGAACCACTCAGAAGGACATCACTGATTGATATAAATGAAGGTGAACTAAGCGTAAAGTTCAAACACAATGGAGCGATCATTAGGCTCTTTGGTGGTGATAACGCTGATGCGCTTCGAGGTTTGCGGCTTGATGGGTGCGTGATCGATGAGGTGGCCCAGATCAAGCCTGAGCTTTGGGATGATGTATGTCAGCCAGCACTCAGTGACCGTCTGGGCTGGGCAATTTTCATAGGAACACCGAGTGGTATTAATTTATTCTCTGAGTTGTATTACAAGGGACTAGAAGAAGACGGATGGACGGCAGCTAGGTACACAGTTTACGACACACAAAGTATTCATCCTGGCGAGGTTGAGCGTCTCAAGCGTGATATGGCTGAGACTTCATTTGCAAGGGAATACTTATGCGACTTCAGTGCGGCAGGTGATGACCAACTTATTGCATTAGCAGACACAGAGGAAGCAGCTAAACGTGTATATCAGAAGACAGACGTGAGCCTTTCGCCTCTAATATTTGGTATCGACCCGGCCCGTTTTGGAGATGATCGATCTGTTGTATTCAGACGGCAAGGGAGACAAGCCTTCAAACCAGTGGTTTACCGAGGGATCGACAACATGGAATTGGCGTCCAGAGTGGCAAACCTGATCGAGGAATATGACCCTGATGCTGTGTTTTGTGATGCTGGTGCAGGGTCTGGAGTGATCGACAGGCTCAGGCAATTGGGCTATGACATCATCGAGATTCCATTCGGTGGGAAGGCAACCAAGCCAGAGCTATACATCAACCGCAGGACTGAGATGTGGTGGTTAATGAAGCAATGGATAGAAGAAGGCGGGGCAATACCAAACGACACAGCACTCAAGCAGGAGCTAGCGACACCGATCTATTGGTATGACAACGTGGGCAGAAGGGTATTGGAGTCTAAAGATCAGATCAAGAAGAGATTGCAGGGTGCAGGATCACCAGACTTAGCTGATGCACTAGCGTTAACCTTTGCACTGCCAGTAGCCAAGAAGATTCCGGAGGACATATACATCAAAAGGCGTAACGAAGCCACGAAGAAGGAGGAATATGACCCATACACAAGAGTCTAACTTTGTTCGTATAGCAGAAGGGCTAAATGTAGAGCCATTGCTTGAATTATTAGATGCGAAACCTGAGTTATGGAAGGAGATTGCTGCAAGGCAAAATGCTACTAACTCACCACATAAAGACACTGAATCGATATATGTTAGAGGGCCATTTAAAATGAGTGCTTATTATGTTTTATGGGATATAGGCTCCTATGATTATCCCTCGATGGAATATCTAAAGCCTGCGTTGACACCATTAATGCGACCAATACTAGAGAAATTAGAAGTTAAAGATATGGGTAGAGTTCTTATTGTTAATTTAAAACCTAGTGGCCATGTAACCAAGCATAGTGATCAAGGAACGTATGCAGATCATTACGCTCGGTTTCATTTAGTGCTGAAAACTAATCAATGGTGTAGACAAACTTGTGGCGATCAAGAGCAAAAGTTTGAGGAAGGAGAGGTCTGGTGGTTTAACCATAAGAAGCTACATACAGCGCACAATGTTGGCATGACTGACAGAGTACATCTAATATTTGATTGCGTAACTAAATATCCTTTATGCCCAGTGTGACCGTAACTCCCAGTAGTGCATGTACTCTTGATGAAAATAGAGTACCCACAATTGACATCAGACTCTGCACATTAGCTGACATCGATGGCAAGACAGATTCCTTGTTTGAAGAGCACTACGAAGAAGTTGCTCGCAACAAAGGGATCATGAAGCTGAAGCCTAACTGGCCTCAGTATTATGCCGTTGAAGAAGCAGGAGCATTGTTCCTACATGTAGCTAAGCAGGATGATGAGATTATCGGGTATTCTATTAATTTTGTTGCCCATCATTTTCACTATGCCGACTTGAAGTACTGCCAGAATGACGTTTTGTTCATCAAAAAAGAATTCAGAGGTGGACGACTCGGCTTGAAGCTAATGAAGGCTACAGAAAAGCATGCAAAATCTCTTGGGTGTAAACTCATGTTGTGGCATTGCAAACCAGATACTCCGTTGAACGAGATCTTACCCAGATTGAAATACGGAGTCCAAGATGTTATTTATTCCAAGGAGATTTAAGGCATGGCAATCACAGCAATCGTAGTAGGGACAGTCGGAGTAGGCTATTCAATCTATGCTGGTGAGCAACAGAAGAAGCAGCAGCAGAAGCAATTAAGGCTGCAAGAGCAAGCGAATAGGGATGCAAAGCAAGCAGCGCAAGAGCAGAAAGAACGTTCAGATATAGAAATGAATAGGGCAAATAGGAAGAGAGCAGATGTTAGTGCTATTCAATCGAAGGAAGAACAAGCAGCATTATCCGGCCCTGCTGGCACAATGCTTACTGGCGTTCAAGGTGTCAATCCTGATGATTTGACGTTAGGCGGCAACACCTTATTAGGTAGTTAAAATGAAAACAAAACGTGCAGACCTTCTAACTAGATGGGGCCACCTAAGAACTGAAAGGGCTACATGGTGGTCACATTGGCAAGAAGTGACAACTTACTTGCTACCGAGGAATGGACGTTATTTTGAGCAGGATAGAAATAAAGGTACTAGAAGGCATAACTCGATATACGACAATACAGGGACCAGAGCATTAAGGACATTGGGTGCTGGCATGATGGCTGGTGCTACATCTCCTGCAAGACCTTGGTTTAGGCTAGGTACTGCTGATCCAGAATTAAATAGATACGCTCCTGTCAAATTGTGGCTTAATGATGTCACGGAGCGGATGCAGTTAGTGTTCCAGAAGTCCAATACATATAGAACACTGCACAGTATTTATGAAGAATTGGGAGCATTTGGCACTGCTGGATCTATTGTCCTTCCCGATCCAAGGACAGCTATCCACCATTACCCTGTAACTGTTGGTGAATACGCAGTAGCACAAAATTATCAAGGTAGAATCAATACTCTGTATAGAGAATTCCAGAAGACAGTAGGCGAAGTAGTAAGAGAATTCGGGTATAAGAAGTGTTCAACGTCCGTTAAGAATCTGTTCGACAGAGGTAGCCTTGATACATGGATCACAATCATTCATGCAATAGAACCTCGTGAAGATAGGGAGCGTGATTTCAAGAAGAAGGACAATATGAACATGGCATATAAGTCTTGTTATTTTGAACTAGGTGGAGATGGTGAGCAACTGTTAAGAGAAGGTGGATATAGGGAGTTTCCTGCTGTTATACCCAGGTGGAGCATCTCTGGTGGTGATGTTTATGGCAATTCTCCAGGGATGGAGGCGTTAGGTGATATCAAACAATTGCAGCATGAGCAACTACGCAAAGCGCAAGGTATTGACTATCAGACGAAACCACCATTGCAAGTGCCTGCTTATATGAAAAATAGGGATGTAGACAGTCTTCCTGGCGGAGTTACGTTTGTTGATGGGCAGCAGGGCAAGATTGAGACTGCATTCAATGTGAATCTGAACCTTCAGCACCTGTTAATGGATATACAGGATGTAAGGCAAAGAATACAGGGTTCGTTTTATGCTGATTTATTCTTGATGTTGGCTAATGCTACTGATACACGGATGACCGCAACCGAGGTAGCAGAGCGTCATGAAGAGAAGTTGTTAATGTTGGGACCAGTCTTAGAGCGATTACATAATGAATTGCTAGATCCATTGATAGATAATACGTTTAACAGAATGGTCGAAGCCGGATTAATACCACCTGCACCAGAAGAGATGCAAGGAATGGAGCTAAGTGTTGAATTTGTATCTATGTTGGCACAAGCGCAACGTGCTATTGGAACAAATAGTGTTGATAGGTATGTCAATAATTTGGGAATGATTGCACAGATGAAGCCAGACATCCTTGATAAGTTTGACTCTGATGCATGGGCTGATGGATATGCCGATATGTTGGGTGTAGATCCTAAGCTCGTAGTTGCAGGTGAAACAGTGGCAAAGATCCGTCAACAAAGAGCACAAGCACAACAGCAAATGGCACAACAAGAAGCACAGGCACAAGCAGTAGAGAATGCAACCAAATTAAATAACAGTAAGAGGGGCACTGAACCATCCATGCTGGATATGATGAATCAATTCAGTGGCTATAACTCACCATCACCACTAGAGGTTTAACTATGGCTGAGAAGAAGAAAGACGGAGTTATTACCAATCTCGTAAGACGCAAGATTCAGACCTATCAAACAATGGAGTCAGCAGGGATGCTTGATGATAAAGGTGCGAAAGAGTTGGAGAAGCTAAGGAAACTATACCCATCAATGTTCAATTAGCATGCTCATGTCAGTCAGGTTTAGAGAGTTGCTCTGGTACTCTCTCGAAGATCCGCATGGTGTGACCGTATTACCGTTTTTGCTAGATATATTGGGCCATGAGTGATTACAATCCACTCGACTTAAAGGCGCAACAGAAATCCAAAGACTCTAAAAAGTCAGCGGATAGAATTGAACGCCAAAATGAAGAGTCAGACATCAAATGGCTCATGAGCAGCAAGAGGGGTCGCAGATTCGTCTGGAGACTTCTGGAACAAGCAGGTGTATTCCGATCATCGTTTAACACCAACGCAATGACAATGTCATTTAGCGAAGGTAACAGAAACTATGGTTTGAATCTCCTCAACTCGATCCACACTCTCTGCCCTGAGTTATATCCGACCATGATTAAGGAACAAAAAAATGTCAGAAACGCTGATGACGGAAGCCAACCAACCAAATGAAGGCGACACGCAGCAACCAGTAGACGCAACAACTGAGGAATCAACTGAAGCGACTACTGAAACCGAGCAGCAAGCTGAATCTGTACAGGATCAACAAGACTCGGATGAGTCCTCTGCTGAAAGTGAAACTAGCGAATCGGAGAAACCGGAAGGTGCTCCTGATAAATACGAGTTCAATTCAAAGGTGGCTGACGCACCGGACGAACTCGACCCCGAAGTCTTAACGGCATTCGGTGAAGTCGCTAAGGATCTTGACCTGCCACAGGAGGCTGCACAAAAAGTATTAGACAAGGTTGCACCTGTCATACAGGCCAGACAAGCGAAAGCTGTTGAACAAGCAAGAGCGGATTGGGCCACGACATCACAATCGGATGAAGAATTCGGTGGTGAAAATCTAGGAGCCAATCTAGAAATTGCTAAGTCATCACTTAATGCGTTTGGTACTGATGCTTTTAAGTCGCTGCTGTCCGAATCTGGCTTGGGGAATCATCCCGAAGTAATTCGGTTTATGTACCGAGCAGGTAAGGCAATTAGTGAAGACGGTTATGTCGGTAATTCTCAGGGTGCAAACGCCAAAGGCGGCATTCCAAAAGACTTTAATGGCATAGCTGACGCACTATATTCTAATCAGCAAAACAAGTAAGGAGTTACTAAATGGCTACCCTTTCAACCTCAAATCTAACGCTAGCGGACTGGGCAAAAAGATCTGACCCAGACGGTAGAGTTCCAATAGTTGCAGAACTGTTATCACAGTCCAACGAAATTCTCGATGACTGCGTTTTTAAAGAAGGTAATTTACCTACTGGCGAACGTGTAGTTATCAGAACTGGCTTACCAGGCGTTTACTGGAGAGCGTTAAACCAAGGTATTCCATCAACCAAGTCAACAACAGCACAGATTGATGAGGCTTGCGGAATCCTAGAAGCACGTTCAGAAGTAGACAAAGACTTAGCAATGTTGAATGGCAACACTGCACAGTTCCGTCTATCTGAGGACACTGCTTTCTTGGAAGCAATGAACCAAACTCAAGCTGAGACTTTGTTCTATGGAAACCCTGGAACAGATCCTAAGAAGTTTTTAGGTTTAGCACCAAGATATAGCAGCTTATCTGCTGATAACGCTGTAAACATCCTTAATGCAGGTGGCTCAGGCTCTGACAACGCTTCTGTTTATCTAGTTGTTTGGGGTGATAACACTGTTTATTGTCCTTTCCCTAAAGGATCTAAGGCAGGTTTAACCCACGAAGATCTAGGCGAGCAAACTGTCTACAACAGCGATGGCACAAGGCTTCAAGCTTTTGCTACTCGTTACCAGTGGAAGAACGGTTTGGTTGTTAAAGACTGGAGATACGTTGTTCGTATTTGCAACATCGACATTTCTGACCTATTAGGCCAATCAAGTACACAAGCATCTACTGCCTCAACAGCTCTTATCAAGCTAATGGCTAGAGCGTTGTACAGAATTCCTAATATGGCAATGGGTAGAGCAGCGTTCTACATGAACAGAACAGTTCATTCAGGGATGGCTATTTCTGCACTAGATAAATCTCAATCTGTCTTGTCAATACAAGAAGGTTTATCTCAGTTCGGAACAGCTCAAAGCTATCTCTCATTCTTAGGAGTTCCTCTAAGAAGAGTAGATGCGCTACTTAATACCGAAGCTGCGGTTAGTTAATTTCTTTATCATCAAAGGAGCTTAAAAATGATTACGGACAAACTGCTCAGAGTGAGCGAAGACCAGGCAATTACCACAACTGCATTTTCTACTAACACTATTGATTTAGGCGTTGCTAGAGACATGGGTGAAGGTACTGCTTTGTACATGAACTTTGCTGTTACCACTGCATTAGCAAATGGCACAAGCGTAACGTTTGAAGTTGTTTCTAGTGCAAACGCTAACCTGTCTAGTCCTACTGTTATAGGAAGCAGCAATGCAGTCCTTACAGCAGCACTTACAGCAGGTAAGAACGTAGTGGTACGCATTAACCCTGATATCGCTGGCAAGGGCCAAAGATATTTAGGTGCAAGATACACAGTATCTGGTACTTATAATGCAGGGAAAGTTACTGCTGACGTAGTAGAAACTATTGGTGATGGACAGAAGTACTACGCTTCTGGCTTTACCGTAACCTAATAAGGATTAACAAATGCCTATTTACAAAGCGAAAGTCAAGTGTTTTGTAGGAGAAGCCCTACGAGAGGCAGATGAAGAGTTTGAGTACAACGGAAAGTTCTGCCAACATCTTGAATTAATCAGTGGGCCTGAACCTCAGTCACCGACTGAATCTATTGATTATGACTCGATGACTAAAGCAGAGCTTGAAGACTATGGTCGTTCTATTGGCATTGAGCTAAATAAGAACAAAACCAGAGAAACTCTCATTAGCCAACTTGAAGAAGCAAATAAGTAGGCATTTGTTTTCTTATTTTCTTACTGGGGGCTAGTAGTAATACTGCTAACCTCCTCTTTTTTTAGGAGATGCTATGGCAACTGAAGTAGACATTTGTAATCTTGCCCTAGCGCACCTGGGCGATGATGCAACAATAGCTTCCTTATCCCCACCAGAAGGATCAGCACAGGCAGAAAAAGCTGCACGTTTCTATCCAATAGCAAGGAATACTTTGCTTGAGTTGCATGCATGGAGCTTTGCATCTAGGCGAGGGAATTTAGCACTGACAGTTAATACTCTTGAGCAGTGGGATTATGCATATGCAGCACCTGCTGACATGATGTCCGCTGTTGCAGTCATATC